CTTACGTTGATGAGATGCACCAAATAGAAACGTATCAGTTGGTTAGTTGCATGTTGGTTGCTGTTCTGATTGGTGTTATCGTTGCCGAGTTGGTGTTTAAATGACTGATTCGATTTGGAATTTGTTATTGTATGGTCTTTGCCTTGGTGTATTCCTCGGTGGGATCACTTGTGTAATTGCACAAGTTGTTAAATGGGTAATACGTCTTATCTATTCGACGTTAAACCAATAAATAGAAAGGGGGTAAATAAATGAATTTCCTTATGGGTATTTTAGCAGAAGGCACACCGGTTGATGTTTCCGGTACACTGTTGACAGGTTTTACAGGGATGATCAATAACCTTATTTCTTTTGTAACAAGTCTGCTTCCTGTTGTTCTGCCATTGATGGCTGCTATTGTAATGGTTACTGGCGGAATTAAAATTTTCAAAAAGTTACGTTCTGGCACAGCCAACGGCTAAGCCTTAGGAAATGCGAGAATACCTCGCATTTTTAATTTGCAGAGGGTGGGGCGCAGGGGCACCACCCTCGAAATTTAGAAAGGAGAGTATGCAAAAAATTTTAAAAAGGCTTAGCCTTGTGCTTTTATGTTGTTTAACGCTGTTCTTTGGAGAGTTTATACCTGTTGTTAATAATCTTGTTGCTGTTAAGCCATTGGTAGTTAATGCGGATGATTTAGGAAGCCAGATTAAATCTAGGTGGTATGAATTTCTTGCTATTGCTTCTGCTCTTGGATTGACTTATTCGATTGAATGGACACAACAACAGATAAATAGTATTGTTGATAAATTTGTCATTGCGCAGCCGAATACTTCTATGGACTTATCTGGATCATCAAAAAAATCTGGTGATGATTTGATTGTTAATAATGCTGTGGTACAGGGTGCTGTTAAATTTTGGGATTGGTTTTGTGATTATAACAACATTGAAAAAGAGGTTGCTCAAGTTAAACAGATCGCCTTACAAATAGATACCGTCCCGTCTGGTGGAACATACGCAGAGATTCCTTCCGGAACAACTTGTCATTTCAATTCCAATTATTGGATTACATTTACCAGTTCGGGTATTATTCGTGCCGTTGGTTTTAATTTAGGCGGTGACAATTCATCATATCACTATTATTTTGTTTCTAATCAAACTCTTACGGAGAAAGATAGTTATAATAATATTTCTATTTATCATACTAATTTTGACGGATATTCAATTGCTACGTCAAATCCTGCATCTCCAGTTGCTTCCCCCTCTATTCCTATGATTGTTCCAAAATCAGGTGAATCTGCGCTCAATTTGGCACGTTTGTATACGTTTGGTGGTTACGCTGAGGCTCCCGCAATTCCTACAACAAATATTGATGTTAATAATTTAGGCGATACCTCTGGAATTAAAGATATTGACAAGAACGATAATTTATTACTTCCTGGATTGGGTGCTAATATTCCGGCTGATGTAGTAGGATCAGATGGTACTGTTGCTATTCCTGTTACTAATGATGCGATTCAGCAGAAAATCAAAGATGATGCCATTGCCACGCCGATTGATACGTCTATTCCTGCTACTTTCCCATTGGCTGATACTGTGAACCCTACAACGGTTCAACCTGTTGATACTACGTACAATCCTCCATCTACTCCTGATTCTGAAAAATATAAAGTTGTCGGCTTGTCTGATATTTTCCCATTCTGTATTCCCTTTGACCTTGTTAATTTTATTGGTTCATTAAAGGCAACGCCAGAGGCTCCTGTTGTTACTATTCCACTTCATTTCGCTGGGATAATAGATTATGAATTAACTATTGATCTTAATACTTTTAATGCTGTTGCAGCAGCTTCTCGTGCGGTAGAACTTGCTCTTACGATTGTTGGTTTGATGTTTATATCGAAAGGAATGCTTGGTGATAAATAAATGGGCTTGAACGATTTTCTTACTGGTATTATTCAGTCAATTTTAAAACTGTTTCCACAAAGTCCTTTCAAAGCGTATATCGGTTCATTGGCTTCATGGCAGGGTTTAGGTTGGCTTAATTGGTTTATCCCTGTTAGTGATATTTTAGCTGTTTGCTCTGTTTGGTTGATTGCTATTGGCGCATATTATTTATTTTCTACAATAGGAAGGTGGTTACATATTATCTCATGACAGTTTTTCTATATTCCGGTACGCCTGGCTCTGGCAAGTCTTGCCATCAGGCGGAAGATGTTTATTACAACCTGCATGCAGGTTATGATATTGTTTGCAATTATTATGTTAATCTAAAAAAATGTGGTCATTATAAAGGAACATTTACGCATGTTGAGAATGATGAACTAACGCCTGAATGGTTGATGAAACATTCTGAAGAATATTTTTCAAAACATAAGTTCAAAGAAGGCAGAATCATTCTTTTCATTGATGAAGCTCAGTTGTTGTTTAATTCTCGTGATTGGGGTAAGCAGGGCAGGGCAGGGTGGCTCTCTTTCTTCACGCAGCATCGGAAGTTTGGATATAATATCATCCTTGTGGCTCAATTTGATAGGATGCTTGATAGGCAGATTCGGAGCATCATTGAGTATAACGTCATTCATCGGAAATTCTCTTCCGGTAACTGGAAAGTTAAATTGCTTGGTTTGCTGTTCGGTGGTAACTGTTATATGGCGGTCGAAGTTTGGTATCCGATGAAAATGGTCTTAAAAGGTGATATACACCGCATTAGGAAACGTTGGTATAGCCTCTATGACAGTTATAAGCACTTTTCCGATGATTCTACTGTCCCGCCTACTATTGCCTTTAAATCGCCCGAAACGGGCGATATAGCAGGCAAAGCCTGCGTGACTTCTTCTGCTTTTGGTTCTTCGGCGGTTCCTCTCGTTCACATGGGGGGTACTACGACACCCCCCATAGACGGGCTGAGGGCTGACTTTAGGGAAGGTAATTGAAATGGCACAGAAATTTATAGACGGTGGAACAAAAAAAGCACATCAATGGGCGTTTATTCTCTATCCGGAATCTGCGCCGGAGAATTGGAAACAGATTTTAACAGATACTTATTTAAAAATTGCTATATCTCCAATTCATGACCGTGATTTCGACATAGAAACGGGTGAATTAAAGAAAGCTCACTATCATATTCTTATTATTTTTGGTAATAATACTACGTCGAGCGTTGCAGACGATATTTCTCTTTCACTGCATCAAACACGTTGCATTGCTATTTCGAATGCATGGGGATATTTTCAGTATTTAGACCATGACCGTGAAACAGACAAGACCAAATATAATCATAAAGATATTGTTCTGTTAAATGGTTTGACTGAAGGAGAATTGCAGGTTCTAACTAAGGAACAGGAGAGAGAATTAAAACGTTCAATTCATGTGTATATTCATGATAATTATATTTGTGAATATGACGAATTACTCGAATCTTTGTTTCAAAAAGATTTAGATATGTATGATTATGCTTCATCTCACACTATGTTTTTCAATACTATTATTTGTTCGTTTCGTAATCGTATGAAAATGAAAGAAATTCATTCTAATGACTAGGAGAAAGAAAATGAAGATTACTATTGATGTTGATTCTTTGGAGTATAAGAAGTTAGTTTATTGTATTCGTCAGTATAACGTTTTATACGGTTTCTGCAATGAAGATGTGAACAATGATTTTATAATAGACGTCGCAATTTCCACTCTTGCTAATAATTTAGCGTCACAGGAAGAGACTTTCGCTAATGATTAAGCCGTTAAGCAAAGTTATTCAGTATCAATTATTTGGAGAACCTGTAGTGAGAACGTATTGTCCAGGTGTTTATATGTTTCAGCAGCGTGTCAGATCTGCCAGAGTTGTGAGGAACCCTGTAAAAGGGCAACTTAAATTATCGCTTTGCAAACACAAAATTGATTCTTAACTATATTATTTTATAGTATATTATTATTGACAAATATATTATAATATGCTATATTATAAGTATAGAAAGAAAGAGGTATTGATTATGAATAAGTCTATTTATATGTCAGATGAAACTGTTGAAAAGCTTGATGCACTTGTTAAATATTATGATAAATGGTTTTCTGATGCTGGTCTTAAAACGAAATTATCTGATTCTACTGTTATTATGAATTGTATTGATCAAAAGTATGATACATTATTACAATTAGGAAAAATTTAATGTATTGACTAAAAAAATATATAGTATATTATTTTGAGTAGGAGGTAAAAACTATATGACGAAGTACGATTATTATACGTACTTCGCACAATGTAAGGCATATATTAAATTCTCTAGATTTTGTAAAGAATGTGATATAAGCCCTGCGGCTTTCTCAAAGTTCTTAAAAGGGGAAACTTTCTTTTATGAAATTAGTATTGAGAAGTTACAGCAGTTATATAATGCGGTTTCAGGCTTTGGCCAAAAAATCGCATAA